CGCATCATCATTGTCGAGTGCTAGTACTATTTCATGTGGTCCTAGTACACTTAACAGTTCTATCTGTCTTCTAGATATAGTAGCACCTAAAATAGCTACTGCTGGATATCCATATTGGGATAACCACATACAATCTAAAGCCCCCTCGACAATATATAAAGTGTCTATCTTATTTACTTTATGCATGCCAAATAATATTTTAGATTTAGAAAAACCCTTTGAAAATAAATATTTAGGAATTGCTTGTGTTCTCCGTGTTATCCAACCAACTATTTCACTGTGTTCGTTTTTAGCTGGAATCATAAAATCTAAATAATTGTTAGTTTTACAGTCCCAATCTAATATTGTTTGTTTGGTAAACCCTCTGTCATATATCCAATGTTTATCTGGAACATTCAATGTTACTTCGGGTTTTTGATAGGGGGATTCTTCGATGACTTCTTTTTCCTCATCACCAAAGAAAAGTGGATTTATTTCAAGCACATTGTTGTCAATCTGACTATCTACTTCTGCGTTTATCTCGTCCCACGACTTGCCTGATAATTTGTGAATAAAGCTTTTTAAACCACCTTGCCCACAACCCGCAAAACAAATCCATGCCCCCCTATCTAAATTGATTGCACATGATTCTTTTCTATCTTCATGAAAAGGACAATGTATAACAACCTGTTCTTCGTTCGGAATGTCCACCCCATATTTAGTTAATATAGAGTACCAATCTATCATTATCTATCCTTTTTATTTTTTCTTAGAAACAGAACAACTTCATTTCTATAACCATTTTCATCTGTAGCTATCCCTTTTCGGATATCTCCTACAGTAATGTCAATGATAGGTCGTCCATCTCCTTTGCTTCTAGTAGATTTTACGACAATATTACTGTCGTCACTACTGTTAAACCAATCTAAGAGTCCCATAATAACCTCCTGTTAAAAATCTCCTCCCCCATCGTAATCGAGTATTTCATGAATGTTTCCATTATCAACTGACCACTCCATGTAGGTTGTCTCGGTTGGCAATAAACCATCTCGATATTTCTGGAATTGCACAAGCCGTTTATTATCTATGCCCTTCTGCATCAAAGACATGTCAGCTGAATCGTTTGCCACTGCACACATAGCTATTGCTACATCAGCAGCTCGTATCAATGCGTCACCAAAAGCTACTTGGTCTGCTCTAGGGGGAGTAAACATGTTAGCAGCATCCCTTGTAGCCTGTGTTGACACCATGATTGGAGTATTTGTTGCGGTTGCTAGGTTCTTTAACCCATAAAACAATGCGTGTGATTGTTCCCAAGCAGCCTTTTTTGAATCGCTTGTAGCTACCAAATAAACTCCATCTATAACTACAAACTCAGGATTATGTTTTCTGACTAACCCCGCAATAGATTCCAAACTTATACCCATTTGACCTGAAATATGGTCACATACTAATAAAGATTCAGTGTTCGATTCTTTCAAAAACTTCTCGTATAGCTCCTCGTCAATTGGGTCTCCTCGTCTAAGAGCAGTGTGGGAGAAATTATAATTCTTCATTTTCGCTAATACTACATCAAGTCTCATGTTTATCTGAGTTTGTGGCATTTCTGTTGAAATCAAAAGTGTTTTAAAGCCATTTGCTACTGCCACAGCAGCCGAATGAACACACAGCCATGTCTTACCAATAGTAGGTCTAGCAAATACAGCAATCAATTCACCGGGATTCCACCCCACACCTAGTTGATTAACAGACTCAAAGCTTGTGGGTATCCCCATCAAACCCTCACCCATCTCTCTTTTTGTGGTTCTTTCTCTCCACTCGCTCAGTCTATTTGTACTTCCTTTGTCGTAAGTCTGTACATCTTCATCATAAACTATCTCTATATCCGTCAAATCAACCATTAAGTTACTAATAGCTTTTTTTGGATTCTCGGCAATCATATTCACTTGTTTATTCACTGCATTACGTACAGTTCTTTGTAACAAATGGTTCTTAAACTCTTCGACTGCATAATCAAAGTTTACACTATTAGCTTTAATATCTAAATTAGGAAAGTTTTTAACAATTGATTCAGGGGTTGCAAATTGTCCGTACTTATCAAAATGCTCTATAACCCACGTATATGCTTGCCCATGTGCCGCAAAATCCTTTGCTGTATGCCTAAACGTACGTAATTTAGTTTTATTGTCAAGATTTAAAATTATAGCCGATTCTATATACTCAAAGCTGGCCATCTAGTTCTCCCGTTGTGTTATATAAGACTCTATTATCATTAGAATATATATAATATATTACATCAGACGTATTAAGATTGTCAATTTCTTCTTTGGCTTTCTTAAAGTCTGTGTAGTACCCAACGGTCCAAAAATCATTTTGGTCTTTTGATGAGGCAATTACTCTAAAGTTTCTTTCTTCTTCTATTACTACTTTTTTGTTTTTCGGGTTTCTTATTAGTCCTCTGTCTCTCCTTGTCACTCGCCTTCGCATATGCCCACTCCTTTAATTCTTTTAGTATAATCTTTCTTTTTGTTAGCTGAGAAGCAGATGGAAACCACACTGCATCTAAAATTAAATATTGTCTCCAAAGTTTTTTTATTTCTGAAGTACCCCATCGAGTCACACTGTAATAAATTATTGGGTCGTATGATGTTGTATAGTACCTAATACCCCTAGCTAAATATGGAACACTAGCATTACTGCCATTGTTTTTTATACAGTTTAGTATACAACAAGCTATTTGTGCAGAGCCATATTCATCAATAAGATTTCTAAGTTGGTGAAACTCATTACCAATAAACCCCGCCCCCGGATACTCTATATTGTGTTTTTCTTTATATAGGTTCCCAAAGAGTTCATACAGGTCTCGTGCGTTAAGGTTTTCAAAGTTCATCAGTTTCAACTAATAAATCAGCAAACTTTTCTCTAATAGAATGCCTAACTTTATAAGAAGATTCTCCTAGTTTTTTGGTAATTTCGTCCATAGTCAAACCTTGTAGTTTGTATGAAACAAATTGTTTTTCGTTATTTTGTAGTCTAGGGTCGCCATTTTCATCATTAGTATGTATTAGTAATTCAGTATCTACCTCTTCATATTCTTTTTCTTCCTTAGCTAAAACTTTTGCTACCTCTGACGTATAGAAACCTGTGTCAGAAGTGTCGTAAGGATTGTTGTCAATACTAACAAAATTAGGATGTCTTTGAGCTTTTGTAATTAATGTCCTAATAGTGTTTACCAACGAAGTGTGTAGATAAGTATGGAAAATAGCTCCTTTGCTGTCATCGTATTTTTTGGCTGCTTTTGTAACTGCTATTCGCAATTCTTGAGCTACATCTTCTCTGTCCATACCCGCAATGTATGTATTACCCGCCATTTTTTGAATTTTGGGTTCCCACCGTAATATTAAATCGTCATCAATTTGCATTTTTGCTGTCTTATTGTTTTTATCCCTACTGGGATTTATTACAGTGTATTATTATTATATCATATTTTTGTAAAAAAACTACGGATTTCGTTAAAAAATAGCCCTAATTAAACCTATTACTTCTATGTTTGTGAAAACATTGTTGTGAACAATAGTTCTTTTTGTATCCTCTATGATATTTGTGTACAATTTGAGCTCGTTTTCTGTAAAAGGGTACTCTGCAATAAGTACAATTTAGTTTTATGTTATGATATTGAAAGTGACAACTACCTTTGTGCACTAATCGTGTACTAGGTTCTTTGCAAACTAAACAGTATCTAGCCCCTTTTTGTCTTTTCGCCCGAATAGTAGGTACATCATTATTTTTTAGTACCTCATGTATGTATTGACGAGATACTTTGAAGGCATCTCCTATCTGTTGTAAGGTGTCGTGTGGATTATCGTATCTATATTGTATGATTTTAGAAATCATCTGTCGTTTTAAGAGACAGTTCGTAATTTTTTACAATAGTACTTATTTCATTTTTCCAATGTGTAGCTAAATAGTTTGCATCTACGGTAGTTTCTGCCGGATTTAATTCCCAGCCACCTTTTATGTGCCCTGAAGCCGCTTCAATTCTATCCCATTGAGCTTCTGAAAAAGTTATTGATACTGTTACATCGCCTTCTGCCATTAGTTATTCTCCTTTAGTTTTTCTGTTTCTTCTTTTAGTTTTTTTATTTCTATTAGTAGTAATAAAGATAGTCTATCATAAGCTACACTTTCTACAGTTCCATCGTTATTATAATGTACTATCTCTGGGTAAACTTTTGCCACCTCTTCCGCTATTAAGCCAAATCCTTTTTTTCCGGGAGTTGCTGAAGTTTCGTTCCATTCAAAATCTACAGGTTCTAAGTCATATACTTTATTAGAATCTAAAGCTGTTTCAACAATATTCTTTTTATATCTTTTTGATGATGAGTCTTTAGCAATTGAGTTTCCACTTGTTGCAATCAGATTAGTTCCTGTAGTAGTTTGATAAACAGTCTGTATTCCAGCAGCTGATAATTGAAATACATTACTCCCAGCTACAGCCCCCCCAATAAAAGGAAACCCATTTCTAAAAAAACCTGTATCTGTATCAGCAGCAAATGAAAAACTTGGAACAGAGGCACTACCATCATCAGCATAATATCGAGCAGCATTTGGTATAGTAGTTGGAGAAGAACTTTGTGCAAATCCTCCTTGTATTCCTACTAAACGCCAAACAGCAAATGGGAGGTCATAGTTTATTTCAGCAATTATTTTAAAATTAGAATCATTACGTTCCTGTACCAATGCAGCGTAGTCTGCATCGTCTATTACTCTAAATTTAGTTTCACCTTTTATATAATAAACATAATAGATTCTACCATCTGAATTTAATGCAGATAAATAGCTTGAATCGCCCGCTTCAATTGCAAAAACTTCATTCCCAACATAAATATTCCCTGCCGCCCAATCTACTTGACTTGCAGATGAAGAACTAAATACACATGTTGTTTGAACTGATGGGTTCGCTGCAAATTCGGGTTCCTCTGGTAATTCATCTTCAGTGTTTACCGAATCGGTTAGTCCACTTACAGTACTACCAGAAAATTCAGCTGATTGAAGAGTTGAA